AAGGATCTAATTACTTATTATGTAGTAAAATTAAGACTTATGATTGATGGACTTTGTATTGGTTTAAATGAAATGTCAACAATTAATCTGTTTTCTGCTATAGTAGAATCAGTATTATTAATATCGTTACAAATAACATTATAAGAACTTATTCCGTTATTTAGCAATACATCTTCCATTAAATTATTTATATTTCTTGTTATTATTTCTCTATTTTCAGAAGAATTTAACTCAAATTTAAATTCATTTATAATACTTTTAACATTTCTTGCAATATAAGAATATAAATTAGAATATGTAAATGTTTCTTTTACTGTATTTTCTGATGAGGTAATTCCTGAAAAATCTGTGAATAAAAAATACTCCATTCCTTCTGGACCAGAAATCTTAAAAATACAATTAATTCCTCTTGTTTTGGCAGTGTAAAGCTTTGATGGAGATTCAAATGTAATGTTTGTTGGAGTTTGCGGTATTATGGATTCTGAAACTCTAACATTTTTTAAATTTATTTTGCTAAAATTTTGATTTAAAACTTTACCATTATTAAATCCAGCAGCAGTTTTCCAGGGATAGTTAGAATAACTTCTGGATAACATACCAGATGCATCACTTACTAAAGGTATTAGAACATATGGAGAATTTGAAAATTCACTATCATCTACTATATTTTCGTCCCCATAATATCTTTTAATTCTTTTTACACCACAAATGGTAAATGTCATTTGATTGAAATTTTCATCATTTAATTCGGTTCTTCTATAAAAATCATCAAAACCATAATTTATATCTGTTGAATTATTTTCAATATATAAATTTTCTATTGCCCTAAAAGATGATTCTCTTATAGAAGAATTTAATAAAATTGGAATATTTTTTATTTTAACTTCAGAAATTAATTCTGAAGAAATAGTTGTTTTTATTGGATCATAAACAAGATAATCCAAATCATTGTTTCCCAAAACATTAAACACATTATTTTCTGTAGATGCATTTATTAAATAAATGTTATAATTGTAATGAAGAGCGTCTAAAATAAAATTAAAATAAAAATCTATTTTTCTTACATCTGTTTTATTAGATGAAGAAGATGTGTTATTTAATTCTTTTAAAAATAAATCAGAATCTGTTATAGATGCATTTATTTGTGTAAAATCAGCATCATTTATTAGTCTTATAAAATCATTTATAGATTCTATAGATTTATAAATTTCATTTATTTTTAAAACATTAAATAAAAGAGAGTCGTAGATGAGGAATCCTACATCTACGACTTTCTTTTCTTCTATATTCTTTATAGAATATGTAAACGACATTAAGCTTGTGATAGGACAAATCTAAATGTTACAGTTTCAATCGTGTAATATGGAACAAAAGAAATATCGATTACTAATTGCTTGGCAGCAATTACAGCATCTGTATTGTTTGTTTGATTACAAGTAACCGTAAAACTTCTAATCCCATTTCTATTTCTTATTCTCTCTAAGAAACTAATAACAGAATCAGATAAGGCAGTTCTAGTTGAAGCATTATTGATTTCAAATAACACTCCTTGTAGAAGCGGTTTGATTCCTCGTTTAATATGAAGAATTAATCTAGAAATTCCAATATGCATTCTATCAGAATCTGATTGTTCAAGAGTTGAATCTCCCATCACGAAGACTCTATCAGAATATCCGTATATACCACTAAGGAAATTAATTCCATATGTGTCTGATAAGGTATCTGCATTTGTTTCGCTTAATTTTGGCTCATAGTTTGTAATATTAAAAACTTCGCCTTTTCTAATTCCTGCTGGGGGATTCCAAGGACCAAAAGCATTATCAGTAATTGACATTAATCCAGCCACATCAGATGTTAGTAAAAGATTAACAGTGCCAGTTGCACCATAAATTCTATTTCTAGTTTTTCTGCCTATTATACTGTAGAAATATTCATCAATTGAAGTAGCCCCAGTAATTCCTGTAATTCCGTAAACGGAATACACGGCCATTGTCGCAGTGGGATAGGATGCAGAAATTCCACTATGGTATTCCGCAGAAGAACCAAGAATTCCTATGCAATCTTGTCTCAATGAGACTAAAGAAATTACATCATTAAATTTTGTATTATCTTCGCAGAATACGCTATCAATGGAGAGATTATTGTTATTTAGAGCTGTTGCTCCAGTTGCAGCAACTAAAATACCTCCATATTGGAGATAATTTAAAGCCGAATGCAATTCTCTATCATGGATAGTGCTTCCGCTGAATCCTGCACCAGAAGCAAATCCAGAAGAAGCTCCGCTTAAAACACTAATATCAAAAACTGATAAAAGTTCATTTGGATTATTAAAAATTTTATAACCTAATTGGGTAGCGTCATTCTGAGTCATTTTATGATACAATGAGTATCCGCAAATGAACGCTGCTAGGTGGGATGAAGCTTCAGCTTCGATTCCGGCGAAAATGGGGGTTGAGTTTTCGAAAATGTTAATTGATGGCATATTTTTTTATTCCTCTGTAAACCAAATAGCGTTATCTTCTTTAAATGTATTTTCTGTATCAAACTCACGGGAACCCATAAAAAATGTTGTGTTCTCTTCTTCTTCCTTCTCTGTGGTATTTATAATTTTCTTTTTCTGTATGTCTATGATCTCTTCGAAGTAACCCTGACGAGTTAACCATCCAAAAAGAACCAAGCACATAACCAAATCGTCGGTATATCCATCATCTGCACAATGCGTCTGATGTTTTGAAACAAAAGTCATCAATTCTTGAATGATATCAAAATCTCTGACCAAGAGCCTGTCTTGCTCAATTAAATTTTTTAGAACAGCACAACCCAGTTTTTTGACCGCAGAGCTGGTTCTTACGCCTCTTTGTTTTGTTCCGCGACCGAATCCCAAGGTTACTTTTTGTCCTGCACGACCCATCATCTGAGTCTGAATGATATTTTCGTACTCATAATCTTCGTGCATGGCATCGGCAATCTGACCACCGATGTCGTTGACTTCAATCAGTAAGTGTGCATTATTGTATTTTATTGCCAAATTGTAAAGTTCCGGCGGAACATCAAACGGAGATATAAGATTATTTCTATACCTAGCCACGACCTTATGGGGCTTTTCGGTGGAATCGACTACGACCATAGCCGTATAGTCTCTTCCCTGACCTCTGGCGACATCGACCATGATGAAGTATGCATGGCCTTCAACTGGCTCATCGTAGATGTAAAGACCTCCTGGCTCCTTCGCTATCGGTTTATCAAACTGAAGCAAATTTAGTTTGCTGGCACTGATGAGGGTGTTTGATGAACCAAGGAACGAACATTCGAATTCCTGCTCAAACTGCTGTTCGCTGGTCTGGGCAATCATCTGCTGCTTCCACTGCTCGTCGCGTAGAGGCCCACCAGAGTACTTAGGAACCTGTCTCCAGGATACCTCTATGGGTATGTACTCATTCTTGCCCTCCTCGCCCTGCTTCCTTGTAGCCCCCTTCCAGAAGGAATAGAACATGTTGAGTCCGTTTGGGGTGGATACCATGAATACCTTCGTGGTCTGACCGGAGGTAATCGTGGGGTAAACAGAGCTAAAGAACTCTTCTGCTATGTTTTGAGAGACATGGGCAAATTCGTCCAAGAAGATCAGGTTGAATGATCCACCACGAACTGCCGATGATGATGTGGCAGATGCCATGACCTTTGAGCCATTCTCAAGCTGAATGGATGTTTTGTTCCATTCGATGATACCTTGCTGGAGCCACTTGGGAAGATACTCATAGGCCAGACGAAGACGGCCAAGAATTTCTCTAGCCGTATTCATCTTGTTGGCTAGAATACCAACGCTCATGCTCTGATTGAAAAGAATATAGTGAAGAATGAATGCAACAATCGTTGTGCTCTTACCAGACTGACGCGGCAGTTTAGCAATAAGATAACGGTTATTGTGCATTTTATTGATCATGTCCTCTTGGTAATCATACAAATCAAAAGGAACAAGACCTTTATCAAGAGATACTACCTTGACATATTTCTTAATAAAGTAAATTGGATCTTGGGAGCAACGAACATATTCCCGAATCTGTTCTTCGGTAAAGTCAATCTTTACTCCAGCTTCTTTTAGATTTGGATTACCTAAGTAACCCTTAAATTTCCTTGACATCCTCTACCACCTTTGCATCAATCATTTCTATAGCTTTATTCTTACTTCTTTCAGGATTGATTAAGTCCTGTAGATCACTAGTGGAGCCTATGAAGAATGAATTATTGTTTGTTGTTTTTATAGTGGTCTTATTTGCTTCGTTCTTTATCTTTTCAAGATCTATTAGATCTTTATTAATCTCAGACATTGTTTTCAGCATTTGAGTTACCACTTCGTATGCTCTTGGAGAATCGCCTTCAGTCGCAACCTTCATGATTCCTTCAAGAGCAATTTTTGATTTGTTTATTATATCGTATAGATTTTCTCTGGCATATTCATAATCATTTTCAGAAGATTTCTGAATTTGATTGTTAGCTGTGTTGCCAGTAGATTCTATTTCAAAAAATTCATTTAATTTTTTTATTGACATGCTGTAGTACAATCCATAATAACTCTAAAATCCTTTTGGGCAACTGTTGTTCCGTTTTGGATTCTTAAAACCAATTTTCTCAAAGAACCATCATCCATTCCACAAATATTTAATTGAGCGCAAATACCGGAAATCATATTTGTAATCTGTGTATTAGTTAAAGATAATGTTCCTGCCGGGATTATTTGAGTATAAAGTAAACTGTTTGTATTTGTAAATATACTTACAGTTGTATTAAGATCAAAAACACCAGTTTCTGTCCAAGTTAAACTAGAAGCAAAACCAGACTGCCCAAACGGTAAAAAGTAAGTACTATTACCGAAAGTAGAATTAATTAATATTTCTGTCATTGGAATTGGAGGATCATCAATATCAATATCAATATCAATAACAGTATCATCTATTACATCTTCAATAACAACAGTTGGTTTTATTTCGCCAAAAACATAAGAAGATGCATTAAATGACATTACTCCTATCATCGTTCTTCTTGATTGCAAAGATCCTTCATAATCGTCAATTATTTTAAAATCTCTATAAGCAATAGGAACATTTACATTTTTAAATATCTTATTGAAATTCATTCTCATATTAAATTCAGGATTAAAATAAGGAAGAACCTGCTCTAATACCTGAAATAATTCATTTAAACTTCTCGAATAAAAATATAAATTAAAAATTACGCTTATTGGAGTTTCTGAAAATGTTTTATAGCTTTCAGATATACTTCCATCTGATGCGGTTATTATTTCTGATGTGGTTGTTAATTTATTTCTTTTTCTTCCAAAATCATAAGCAATATTAGCAATTTCAAAACTAAGATATGGTATGTTTATCTGTGTTTTAACATCATCACTAATTGATGAATTTGATTCTAATCGTCTTAAAAACTTTTCTTTTGATGAAAAAGTAATAGGAACTTTTATATTTTCTGTAATTCCAGTTGTATCATTTTTTCTAGAAACATAAATTTCATCGAATAATGAACCAAAGGCAATAACTAATTTTCTTATCGATTGATTATCATATGAATTAAACATTAATAATTGCCCTCGGAGAATGGATCAATTTCACTAAAATTGATTATAGGAGTATCTATTCTGCTTCCAGATCCAGTAAATCCTCTTTGATAATCCAATGGTTGTATTTCTCCAGCGAGATCGTCCAATATGGGATTGATAGTGACCATATCATTGGTAGAAGATACTGAAAGAATTCTAAATGTAGATCCAGATACTGAACTCGTAAGCACTGTTGGTTGAGAGAAAGTAATCCCATTTATAGAACCCAACTTGGCAGTCATTACAGAACCAGACACACCATAATCAAGCATACGGAAGTATGATGTTGTCCCTGCTATAGATCCAGAAACATAATACTGTTCTCCGCGAACAGCTCGGTTATATGCAGCTGTAAATCCTGAGAATGTTGAACCTATGATAAAATCGTAGATTTCTTGTTTGATATCCGCCAAAGAATCCATATCTGTATTGCCAGTTTCGAATTGTTCTGCCGAATACACAAAGGTTTCGCAGTTTAAAGTGAACACATAATTCTTGTCCAATTGATAGAATGGTAATTCGTGCTCTACGAAATTTATTTCAAATAAAGTCTTGCTAAGAGGAAAGAATATAAGATCCCCTTCTCTAGGTCTTATAATTGTAGAATTTTTAGTTGTAATTTCGTTATTAAATCTTTTCTTGCTAACAATTAAATTTATTCTATCTTTAACTTCTAGACCAAATTTAGTTATTACATCAGTTCCTTCAAATCCAGCAGCAGATGCAATATACATCTCAATTTGATATGCTTTCGTAAATTTATTTAATTGGTCTTCTCCAAATAGTCTATCAAGATTTACATTTTCTCTGGGAATATACCAAAGATTTTTTCCCATCATACGAATAATTTCTATAATGTTATCTTCGACAACATTCTGCTCAGTTCCCTGGAATCTAAAATAAGGATTTAGTGCCATATTATCCAGTCATCATATCTGGGGGTAATTCATATGAAGAAATTATTTGATCTTCAAGGACTGCTATTTCTTGCATGGCTTCTGCCATGATCTGACCGCCTCTCAACGACACTCCACCGGGTAATGCAACCCCATCGAACTTGGAGAGATTTGCTCCCCATTGTCTTTTAATTAGGGCAGTAAAATACTTTTTAAGCATTCTATCGTTATAAATTTCTGGATAAGTATCAGGATCAAGATTAACATAAGCTTCAATAGAAATATAAGTTCCTGCTTTTAAAGAAGACCAATCAGCCTCAATATAAAGTTTATTTGTTACTTTATTAAATCTAATTGTTCTTTCAGGATCAAACATCATTTCAATCAAACGAATATATCTTTTAGTTAAATCAAAATTAGCTATAGGTGAAGAATTGACAAACCCCAAGTTTGTATTAATACCATAAACATCATTTAATGCCAATTGATATCTAATATCAAATAATTCATTTGCATTTAATGTACCGAATGGCAAAACTCTAATAATTGATAAAATATCATATCCATTTGGTGTTCCTCCAGAACTACCAACAATTGGACCTAAAGAATTAGTATCAATATATTTGTTTTGTATGTCAGTATTAGTTATTTGATAACTAAAATATGCTCTTTCAACACCATCATAATGACGCTCTGAAAAAAATTGCAAAGCATCATCAAGCCTATCATTAGCTTGCTCGTAATCTACATTAATTTCAATTACCGGAGCACCTAATTGCCTGTAGGCGTATTGGATTAAAGAGTCTCTTGAATTTGGTTGTGCCATTGAAAATATTTATGCACAACTAAATCTATGTTATTGTGGAGGAGGCGGATTTTGTTTCTGTTCTTCCATTTTCTGTGCGATTTTTTCTAAAATATCAGAAATTTCTTTTGGGGTTTCTGGCATTGTAACTTCAACTTTTTGCACAGAATTAAATTCTAAATTTTCTATATAATGCTTTCTAGATTCTGGTTCTTGAGCTTCTTGCGGCAAGCTAGTAGTATAATTGCTAAATCCAGGCATTGTTAATGGGCAGCTAACATTTGGATAATCCAGTTTGCTATATTCTTCTTCTTTTCCATTAAGCCAGGTATTTTTTCTATCACCACAACCACAGGCCCCACAGAAAAACTTTCCATCAGTTGTGGACTTCTTTAGATGAGCGCATGGCGGTAATTCTCCTCCGCTATGCTCATTACCAAAGCAACTAAGAACTCTCAATTGCTTTACTGTTTTATCTACTCTTTTATCTTTAAGTCCTCTAGATGCAACTGCCATAGAATAGCTCTGAATCATGCTCAGAGCCTTTTTTAGGGCTGGTTCTTTGTTTGGTAGAGGAGAATCTGAAAACTTTTTCTTTTTACAACCGCAATCTTTTTTAGGTTCACTCATAAATTATACCTCAAATAGTTAGGCCATTAATATATTTTACTCCTAATGTAGATCCTGTCAAGGTGATAGAAAGAACTTTATTGAAGGTGGTATCACTAAAACCGGATGCCCCAGTAATTGATAGTGAACTAAAAGTTAATTGGTGGCGATCAGCCCCACAGATTGAAACTGCGGGTGATCCACTTGAAGTATCGTATAGGGTAGAATCTTCAGAACAGTCTATGTAATCTTGCCCAAATGAAATTCCTGCATAATACTCTACAGTTGATACTGGATTAATAAATGCAGTTTGACCGGAATTTAAATGGAACCATTGCTTTAATCCTGATGGTAGTGTAAGCAAATACCATCCAGAGTTAAATGTTAGTGTTATTCCAGTTCCGTTTACAAATGTATAACCTACTAATTTTGAATATGTTCCGCCAAGAGGATGGGTCTTTGGAAAAAGAGGCATTGCTCCTTCCCATGCTGGTCCTCCAGCAGTCTTTCCTAGAAGCTCATTAAACCACTCTCTTGTCATGGTAAGAGTTAAAGTTTGTTGAAGCATAGCATTTTCTTGAATCTCATTGAGTTCTGATGCTTGCAACTTTGAACCAGGCTTAAATCCAACTGAAGTATAATTCTTCTTTGGATCTAAGTTTTCATTGTTACCCCATGCTCTGCTTGAGTATGGATAATTAGTTAAAGGAAATTGATTGTTGTCTAATGGGTATGTCATGATATATCAAAAATTGCTGTTACTTTATATGTAGACGATGAACTGTTGATATCTGTATCTGATGCAAAAATTATTTCACAACCATCAAATGTATATGGTGCTTTTGTTAAAGACGAAATAGTAACTGATCCGCTACTTTTATCTGTATTAGAATAATTTAATGTTATTCCTCCTGTTAGAGAAGTAGCCGCAGTATAAGAGGTTAATAACACTTCAGTACCACCCAAATTTGTCATTTTATAAGCCGACAACGGGTTTGCTGGTTCTACTGAATCCGCTGAATATTTGGATGTTTTTGTTCTATTCAGTTTATTAGAGAAATAATTAGCAGATGCTGATACAGGATCAGAAATAAAACTTTGTTCAGTAATCGGTAAAGTATCAAGAACTGTGGCAGTGGCTGCTGTTTTATTTAAAGATGGAGTATATGCTCTGTTGACTAGAGGGGATAATTTTCTTCCATCTGGATACTTTATTCCTTTAGAGATGAAAACAGAATCTAACTGAAATGTTGGATTTAGGTTTGTTGGAGTAAGCTCTTCCAATTCATTCTTTGTTAAAGAATTCTCAATTGCAATTTTAGACGGTCTTAACAAACCATAAACATTTAAATAATCACCATCAGCTTCTGGGGTAAACCCAAATTCTATTTGAGTCAAACATTGAGAAAAATCTCCATTTGGGCTTGTTCCTATGACTCCAGCTTCTAAAGCAATCGGCTCAATATAAACACAATCTTCGACATCTAAAGCATTGATCCATTTAACTCCAATTACTTTATATCCCAAATTAGAACCAACATATTCAGTTTTCAGATACGCTTTAAAGTTTCCTATTGTTCCGTCATAATCCAAAACAAGTTCTGGATCTTCTTTACTTACATAGAATACCTTTGTAGGATCGTCCCACCAAACAACATTTACCAATCCCCCTGATTTGAAACCAGTAGATTGTGTTTCGTAATTTATTCTAAATGGATCTGAAACAGAATATTGGGAAACAATATCGCCATAAACCTCAAATACTCCTCCAGATCGGAAGAGCA